TGCAGGTTCAGATACCTGGCTTCATGACTGGCTCTATTCTTGCCAAGACCATATAGTTGGTGGTGGCTTAGTACCAAGCCAATATTGGGAAACGGCTATTGTAAACGAACTTGCCGAAGATGGAGTTTCGGTTCTTAATACCCACGTCTTCGAAGAGGTATGGCCATGTAAGATTACCGGCTTAGACTTGGACAGAATGGCTTCAGAGAATACCATAGAGTCCATAGAGTTCTCGGTGGGTACTGCAGACAAATACTAATTCCTTAGTCTATTTTCACTAAGATTCGGTGGAGGGGTGGGATTCCTGTGATAGGAGCTCACCCCTTTCTTGTTGTTATACGGAGTACTATGAACATTTGTAAACATTAAATATATCAAAGTTATGGAATTTAGAACATTTAGATTTACCGGACCCTCTGGTTTCGAATATGAAATTAGAGAACAGAATGGAGCTGATGAAGACATTCTCAGTAACCTTTCAGACATGAAAACTTTAATGAACCTTACCAAGTTCATTGCAGCAATCGTAATTAGAACTAATGCCACTCCTAACGGTAAGCTAACCGTTGATGATGCTCTCAATCTACCAGTCAATGACCGCTATGCAATTATTTTCAATTCTCGTATATTCTCATTGGGAGAGGAAGTAGAATTTGAATATGACTGGGGTAAAGAGAACGGTGGTAAAGTTACTTATGGCCAAGACCTTCATGAGTTCCTTTTCGATTATTCAGAAGTACCCACTGATAATAGGGTATTTGATGAAAAACCAGATGCCATCCCTTATTATCCAAAGGGTATTCAATTAACCGGTCATGAATATCTTCTTTCATCGGGCAAGAAAATCAAATTTGATTGTATGACTGGTAAGGGAGAACAGGAGTTCATGAAGTTACCCTTGGATAAACAAACTAAGAATGCCCCCTTACTTTGTCGGAATCTTTACTTAGAAGTAGACGGTAATTGGGAGAAGGTAGAAAACTTTACTCCATTTACAGCAAAAGATATGGCTGAGATGAGAAAGTATATAATCTCTATTGACCCTATCTTTAAGGGAGAGTCCCATATTACTAATCCCTTAACTGGAGAAGAAAGAACTTATCCTATAGTTTGGGCACCCAATTTTTTCTACCTGACGGAAGAGTAATGTTAGAGAGTGATTTTGTTTATATCACCAGAGCCGAGATAGCCTTAGACTATTTCGGCTTTTTACGTCTTCCGTATAGAATCAGGAAAATATTTAAGGAAATGGCCGAACAATATTATAAACAACTAAAGAAAAGAAAATAAATTATGAATACCAGTAGGAGTATAGTAGAGGTCGGTGTTGCCATGGTTTTAAAAGACCGATTCTCTCAAGAGGCTGGCAAGATATCTGGGTCATTCAGAACAATGATGAATGATATGAATACCTGGAATAGAGGTATACAGATGTCAGCTTCTAATACAATGGACTTCGGAATGCAGCTCGTAGGGGGAATGGCAAGGGCCTATAAATACTCTGCGGGTGTTCAGAATGAAGTTTGGACTGCTTCGAAAATTGCTGGTGCTACCATTGCAGAACAAAGAGAGATGTTACAATTGGCAAAAGACGTCAATGAGATAACTCCTCTTACTGCTTCGGATGTTGCATCAGGACAAAGGTACCTGGCTATGGCAGGTAATAAATTCGATGCTATTAAGGAAATGATTGGGCCAGCATCTAAGCTGGCTTCAATCTTTACTATGCCAGTGGGACAGAAAGGTGGTGTAGCTGACTTGATAACTAATATCATGTCAATGTACCAAATCCCAATGGGAGAAGCCGCTAGAGTAACCGATGACTTATATACTGCAGTTACTAATGCAAATATATCTTTGACAGACTTAGCCCAGTCCATATCTTATGCAGGAGCAGATATGGCAACTGCTGGAGTAGACCTTCGGCAAACGGCTGCTGCTATTGGTGTATTGGGTGATATGGGTATACAGGGTTCTATGGCAGGTACCTCACTGGCCAATATGATTCGTTACTTACAACTCTCCCTTGTTAATCAAAAAAAGAAAGGCTATAACGCTTTAGCAGACCTGGGCTTAAGTCCCGATGAATTCTTCGATGCTCAAGGTAACCTTATAGACCTTTACACTATCTATCAGAAATTTGCTAAGGCAGCAGTAGACTTACCTTCACGGATAGAAACACCAACCTTCTTCAATATCTTTGGTGTTCGTGGTAATCGAGGCATGCTTCCAGTACTTAGAGATATTGCTTCTGGTAGAGATAAGATGGGTAAGATACTTGCAACCTATGATCAAAACATGGGAGCAGTAAATCGACTCAATGAAGAACGTCTTAAAACTGATGCAGGTGTAATTGACCAATTCGAATCAAGTATAGAGAACTTAACAGTTACCGCAGGTGCAGCTTTGGGTAGAATCTTTACCCCAGTACTAAATGTGGGTAACTCTATAATCAAAGTAATTAATTCTATCTCAGAAACTTGGGTTGGAGGTTTTGGTCTTAGAGTAGGAGCTACTGCAGTAGTAGTAGGTACTATTGTTGCAGGGTTTAATACTGTAAGAGGTATTATTAGGTCTGTTGGGTATTTACAGACTATTGCTACTGCTTCTACTGAAGGTATGTCTGCTGCAGCAATAAAAACTAATACTCAGTTTGCCATTATGGAAGCACACATGGTAAGGATGGTTAACCTTATGAGAACCATGGTTCAACTCCAAATGATGTCAAGCGGTATCGGTATGAATTCTGCTGGTAGATTTTATAACACTAAAACCGGAAGATATGTTAAGACACCAAATCCTGGAGTACCATTAGCAACTTCCATGGCCGGTAATTTAGCTGGTGGGGCTTTAGCTGGAGCAGGTGCCCAAGTTGGTAGTCAAGTGGCTAGGCAAGGTGCTATAAAAGGTTTAACATCTATAGGTGGTAGACTTATGGGATTACTCGGTGGACCCTGGGGATTAGCAATTACTGTAGGTCTTCCTTTATTAATTGAGGGTATTAGTTACCTTAGTAATTCAGTAGATAGGAATACTGAAGCTCAGAATAAAGAGAAAGAAGACCCAACTACCATTAGAGCTCAGAATGAAGAGAGATTTATTAATGCTGTTAGGTTAGCTATTAAAGAAGGTATGAGAGATTCTCGTATCAATATCTCAGTAGATGGTCAAGCAGTTGGAGATTATGCTCCAGGTTCTCAACAAGATTTTACTGGAGCTGCATTTGTAATGGGAATATAAAACTAAAACACTATGGCTAGAGTATTAAATAAAGCAGCAGGTAAGGTTGTTGAAAAGTACAATGACCTTACAAGAGATACAGCAGGTGTTCTTACGGGTCCATTAAATAAACTATGGAGAGCTCGGATATTACTCAATCGAACTCTTTCTACTCTTCCCAAAGATGATGCTCAAAAGGGTAAACTCTATACTCCCAATGGAGTAATCGGAGAAGCTCAAATATCGTCTAAGAACCCTATTCTAAATAAACAACTCCAGGCTAAATGGAGAATGGAATTACAATTCCCGAGATTAGAGGAGAGTGAGGGAGTAGACCCAGCAAAGGGGAATAAGAATACTACTAATTACAGAAACTTCGAGGCTAAAGCAGAGGTTATATATCAGAATGAGGTAAGGATATATAATATGACTGTTAACCCCACTCAATATATTACCCTACAGAATAGACCTCCAGAAATAGACTTTAGAGGAGAAACCACATGGGCCACCATTAAATCAATGGGTCGCAATGTACCAATGTATCACTTTACTGGAGCTGAAGACATTATTCAATTCAATGTGTCTTGGTACTGTAATGACCCAGAAAATCCAGAAGAGGTAATCAATAAATGTAGGTTATTAGAGGCATGGTCTAAATCTAATGGCTACCAGGCTGCTCCCCCGATTGTTAAGATTGAGTGGGGGGATTCTGGTATATTCGATAACCACAATTATATCCTTACCTCAGCAACTTATACTCTGAAGAACTTTCAGAACGGTTATCGAATAAGGATACCCGGAAAGCCAGCTACTTTTGGTAATGGTAGGTTATTGCCTGCAGCAGCAACTCAAGAATTGATTTTCAAGAGAGTAAGTGCATATAACTTATCCTATGGAGATTTTATAAATTCCGATTCACTTAAAAAGACAGGAGGTATTAAATATGATTGATGTTAACCAATACCTAAAGGGAGCTAGCCCATATAATAATGCCTATGCTCTGAAATACAACGATGGGGATTATTCCTTAGAAGCTAAACCTCCAGTAGTACCGGAATCCCCTAACGATATTCAACATACTGTTAAAGATGGGGAAACCCTACAAAATATTGCTTTCAGGTATTATGGTGATTCTGGTAAGTGGTACATCATAGCTGAAGCTAATAAGATACTGAATCCTTTTAAGGAATTAGAAATGGGAACCCTAATAAGAATACCGACTTATGGCAGCTAAACAGAAACCTATATTGTATAAGGGAATGGGCCAACCATATTTGGCCCTTTTCAATTTTGGAGGTATGCCTATAATGAATCCTATTACAGGTATACCCCTTGGAGCGTATATAAGTACCTGGAGTTATAGATACGATGAAGAGAAAGAAAACTTGGCTACTATTACTTTCGATACGGGTAATCCCGATACTGTAGACATTGCTGAGATTCAAGAGAACCAAAATATTTGTCTTCAGTGGGGATATATATACCCAGATGGTCAATTTATATCTGGGCCCATAAAAATAATTAAGGTAAGGGAATTCGAAGCCGTATTTGATTCTACAGGTACTCATGTAACTATTAAGTGCATTGATTCTTCGGGAGATTTAAGATATCAACCTGCTTATGTCCATTCGGATATGGAAGGCTATAAATTATCTACCTATTTAGACAATGGCTGTGGGAATGCTACTGGTGTAATCATAGAAATATTTCAGTAATGGAACAACAGATAATAAGTAATAAAGTATACGAGTCACTACAGGTACCCACAGAGAATACCCGTACTACTACTGGTAAAGTACTCTATGCTAACAAATACAGTGGAGTAGCTGAAGTAGCTATGCCAGAAGATTTAAAAGCTTTAATTGATAGTGACTTTGGATTAGTGGGCAAGAACGTCTTAGTTCAATTAGAACAGAAGATGAAAGGGTACACTAATGGGCCTTGGTATGTAGATTCAAGGGATGGTGTTATCTATATACATAATCGGAAATTCCATGAAGAACCGGTATGTACTTATACATATCAAGGAGAGAATGGGGAAGTACTTAGAGTATCTTTTGCTACTCAGAAAATAACTAAAAGAGTTAAAGCAGTATTAGCTCCATCTCTAGACCCAGATAGTAAAGATTTATCGGTATTATCAACTAATATAAATGAGCCAGAGGATAAACCTCCATTAGCTTTAAGACCTCCTGTGGCTCAGGTAGATAACCTTATGGTGTCTAATATTACTGGCAATGGGTTTGAAGATTATAGAAGTCATCCTACTACTCCTACAGAGGTAATGGATGCTTGGGACACTCAGCTTCAGTATAACATGGAAAAAACTGCAGAATATAAAAAGAGAGTAGAAGAATATGAAGCAGTGGGTCCAGTAGGTGCTTATGAAGCAGGTAAGCAAAGGAGATTTGATGAAATGTCTACCGAAGAAGTACGAGCTACCATTAATCAAGCAGCCAACGAGTTACCTGATGATAAGAAGAATGCCCTTAAGCAAGTGCTAAGAAACTCTAAGAATGGTAAAGAGTTAGAAG